TTCTCATCGTAGATCGTGCATGGAAGCGGCCCGTTGCGCAGCGCGGCCGCGTCCAGTTCCTCCGACAAGCGCGCGAGATACGGCGCGAACACCCACGCAAACGGCCGCAAGTAAGTCCGTCCGGACACCGCGCTAGGCACTAGGCACGCACCGGCGGAGATCGATCCGTAGTTCACCGCGATCGATCCCCATGCGGCGGCCAGTGCCGTTTGATAGGCGCCGTCAGATTGGCCAACGTCCGGCACCGCTACGGACGCGGCCCACATCCGAAATTTGCCGCGGGCCGCGATCCCTTCGAACGCGAGATCCAAAGCGGTCGCAACCGTGGGAAGGATCGCGCCCACTAGCGTCAAGATATCCCACTGCACCAAGCTAGCGCCCAAGGCGGCCAGTGCTGGGCTTAGCGTTGTCATGTCCCACTTGGCCGCGGTGGTGGTGGTGGACACCGTGTCCCCCGCAACGATCGTTCCGGCCGCGAATTTGATGATCACTCCGGAACCGGGGATCGTGAACGTGTTAGCGACCCCTAACGCTGTCGGCGCGGACATGTTTCGGCCGCCGTCCAAGCTCCACTGTAAAGTGATCCCGGCGGTGGCTATGGTTCCGCCGGCCGGGAACACCACAAACACTTCGTAATCGTCCACGGGGTGGCTAGTGGGGTCCGCGGTGATTACGGACGTTCCGGTGCCGGTCTTGACGATCGTCCCCACCGCGGCCGGTGTGGTGGTCCCCACGGGCACGCATAGAACCGGGTTCCCGTAGCGTTCGATCGCGTGCGCGGCCGCTTCCACTAGCGGCCCTTCGATCAGCGTGTCCCGCAAGCTTTTCACGGTGCCGAACGATTGCGGGACGTTGATCGTTCCGCCGGAACACACCCCGGCCATGGCCAGCAAGGATCCGAATTGCGGCGGCAAGATGCCAAGCGCGTTCGATTGAATCGTGATCAGGGTTCTAGGTTGCATGCTGTGATCTCACTGTTAGACGTCACGGGTTTGACAGCGGAGTGGGAACCGGCGGCGGGGCCGGCGGTGGGTGCGCGTCCACGTGGATGTGTTCGGTGTAATCGAGCTCATGTAGATCGATCTCCGCCGCGGGATAGATCAGCGCTTGGCCCGCGCCGTCCGGGCCGATGTCCATCACCGCTGATTGGATCGCACCCACCGCGATCATGGCTGTCCCATAGCGGACATAGTCACGCGTCCCCGCTCGGACCCAATCTTGGCGAACTAGTTGGAAGGTTCCAAGCGCGTTCAGGTAGATCGCGCGGAGCCATTGATCGAATAAGAACCGCGTGGCCTTCCACGCTTTGAGCTCATCCACCGGATCGGCCGCGTCCCCGAAGCCGGAAATGATCACGTAGAACGATTCTAGGAACGTGAACAAAGGACGGGGGATCGTGCCCGGATTCTTGGCCGCCGTGATCGTTCCCGCGGCCCCGGCGGGGTCCCCGGGGACCCATACGATCCGCGGCTTCACATGGTGGCCGCCGGACTTCGCCCAACCGAATGGCTGCTCACAGTCCAAGCCGTCCGCGGCGAATTGCGCCTGAACGTCATAGTAGAGCTTTTCTAGTGCGAATATGACAGCCATGGGAAGCTCACGGTTTCGTCATGTAGGCCGTGAATGAGTCAGTGATCACCTTGAAGATCGCGTCCGTGATCGGGACGGGGAGCTCCCGATCGGGAGTGGGGATCACCTTGCGTTCGGTTCCGCCTTTGGCCCACCCACGGTGATGTTTGGTTTCGATCCCCGTAAGACGGATCAGGATCCGCGTTCCGATCGCGCCCACGAACACGTTCCCGGACGCGTGGGCTAGCGGCGTTCCGTGGCCTTGCTTCTTAGGGGCCCACTGCGCACCCCACGGATCGGCTCCGGAGCTGACAGTTTGATCCAGCTCTTTTTTCACTTGGCGCGCCGCTTCGGGAAGACACTCGTTTACAAACTCCGGCAAGTTGCGCACGCGTTCGATCAGCGCTTGCAACTGTTCGGTGCCTGTAATAGTGGCGGTGGGATTGGCCATTTAGCGTTTGCCCCAGCGCGTGCCGCGTCCGTACAAGTCTTCCCGTCCGCCGATTTGTCGCTGGATCCCCTTCCACACGAAGGGGGACGTTTCGGAGTAGGTTCGTGCGTAGCCTTTGACGATCCCGTTACCTGTTAGATCTTGGCGCAAGGGGAGCTCATACAAGCCGTCTTGCGCGTTGGCCGCTTCTTTGAGCTCCGTAACGGCAGTGTCAAACTGTTTGACGAATAGCTGTGCATCATCATCCGTGGGATTGAACCCGCGTTTCATGTACACATCTAAGCTCACCATGACTGTAAGCCAACGCAGCATCACGCTCGGATACGGCTGTTCAATGAACGGCACCGCGTAGCGCTTGCCTAGCACCGAATCGATGTAAGCGCTTCGATCCGCAAGCGCGAAGCCCACAAACTCCGGGGCTTGTGAGATCACTTGATCCACGTATTGCGCCGGAAGCAAGGTCCGGCTTTGAAACTCGCTCACTGTTAGATATTGCGACACGTAAACCCCGGCGCGTGGTGGCGTGGGCGGAAGCGAATCAGCGTGTGGATAGGCGGCCGGCCGGGGCGATCCAAGGGGGATCAGAACTCCCCGGGCCGGCCGCCTATCCGTTCGAATGCGCGCGCGTTACGCGCCACACTTGAAGATCAAATAGGGGTGCATGTTCATCATGGCGATACGGCCCGAGTAGACCCATTCCCAAGAGTTTAGACGCGCCATGTCCGCGTCATTCCCCATGGAGTTTTCGAACATCCGGAAGGGATCGCGGTTCGAAAGGACGAACGGCGCGTGGGCCCCGGCAAACTCGCACACGATATAGTAAACCGCGTCAGAACCCGGCACGGCCGGAAGTCCGCCGCCGGCCACCGCGCCAAACGTGGAACCGAGCTCCGGGGCCAAGACCGGCTTACCTAGCCCAAGATTCTGGGCGATCGGTGAAATGTCCTGCGTACCACCGCCACCGCCGGACGCGCCGCCGGGAGCAAACTGGGCTTGGAGGATTTGCACCAAGCGCGGGAAAAGCAGCGACGGGGCCAGCGCGGCCCGGATCATGAGGTTGCGCGGCTTGCCGCTTGGGTCCTTCAAGGTCCCGGTGATAGTCGAGATCGCTTTCGCGTAGTTCTTGACCGCCACGTCCAAGGTGACGGCTTCCGAAATGTCCACACCGGTGATGATGTTCGAATAGGTCCCGGCCACCGAGTTACGGCCGTTCACCAAGTGGGCGTTGTGGAAGATCGCCAAGTTGTCGTAGGTGGGCTTGTTGCGAATGATCGCGTCCACCAAAAGACGTTGCGGCGAATAGATCCCATCGTTCGTGATGTCACGGACCCAATCGGCCGCCGCTTGGATCTTGTTGGAATCCAAGTCCGTGAGCTCGCCGTCCGTCATGGTGAAGCCCTTGCGGAGGTAGCGATTCGTCACCGAGTGCTTCAAGTAGGCACGCGAATCGAAGCTCACGGACTGGCCGCTCACACCTTCATCTTCGAGCTTTGCGGACTCGATTGCGAAGGTGAAGATCTCGGTTTCGGACTGGGTAAACTCTTCGTATGCGACTTCGCGCCACCAAAGCCGCTGTTGGGCTTGATTGCGTGTATCGATACCAATGTTGACTAGCCGATCGCGAACCGTGGAAGTGATTTGAGGTGAAACAAACATGACTGTGTTTGATCCTGTTGGACGTGGTTAGGGGGAACGGTTCGCGGTTAGATATCCCCCGCCGGTGGCGGTGGGTCCGTAAGCGCGGGAGTCATGCGGACCTGAACGCGGGCCGTGTCCGCCGCGATCACCACACCGGCCATGGCTTTGCCGGTTCCGCTCGCTTGCACGGTTTGCGCGTCCTTGATGAAGCACTCGGTGAACGCAAGCGTCACTACGGACACCGTGTCATTCGCGAACGAATAGATGTAGACCGGTTCGAATAGCGATACTTCGATCGGTGTGGTGCCGTCCCCGGTGGCGTCACGCGTGGCGAAGCCCACGGGGATCATGGTGTCCGTGGCCGCGGTGGCCGCCACTAGCTTCCCCGTGGCGGGGTTCCCGCATACAAGATCCCCTTGCTGGACCACGGTTCCGGTGGTGAGGACGAACGGCAAGACCTTGGCGATCTTCGGGTTTGCGTAATCGAATATTGACATGATGATGTGTCCCTATGGCTTGTCTGATTGTCAGATCAGCGGTCCGCGCGGATCACGCTTGCCCGTAGCTCTCCGGGGAATAGTCTTCCGGGACATCGAAAAACAAAGTCCCGTTGATCAACTTGGTGACGCGCTTTTGCGCCTTGGGCGTGGTGCCGGTGAGCCGATCGATTCGCCGCACCAAAGCGGGGTCCACCACCGGCTTGCGCGGCTTGACGTCCGGGGTTCCGTGCGGGGACGAAAGCGTGGCCACCGGCGGCAACCGGCCCGGCTTCGGGATCGCGCCCACGATCGCTTGGACGTCCGCTAGCGGCTTGTTTCGCAGTGCGGCGCGTAGTGCCTTGGGATGTCCGGTGAGCAAGCGATCGATCTGGTCCTGCTCACGCTCACGCTCGACACGCTTCAAGCGTGCCGATACCGCGGCAAGTTGCGACGCGAGATCTTGCGCGGTCCGCGTGGACACCGTGGCGGCCGCGGGCTTCGCGGGTTCGTCTTCCGCCGCCGGTTCCTCCGCGGGATCTTCGGCTTCGGGATCTTCCGTGTCGTCTTCCCCGTCCGGCTTGGGCGGAGCTTCGTCACCGTCCGGTTCCCCTTCGGGGTCCGGTTCCATAGCGGCCAACATCTTGCGCGCGCTTGCCGCATTGGGATCATCCCCGTCCGCGGTGGCTTGCAATGCTGCGATGATCTCAGCGTATTCCATAGTTCCTAACGCTCCGTTAGCTAGTGACGCGATCACCGCGTCCAGACTCATGATCCGATCGGCCAAGCGCGCCGTAAGCGCGCCGGGGCCCGTGAACAGTCCACCGTCATACGCGGACACTTGCTCCGCCGGGATTTGCCGGCGCGCCGCTACTAGTTCGAAAAACGGCACGGCCAACGCGTTCACCAAAGCTTGCGTGTTCGCGAGCTCCGTTTCGGTGAGCGGCGTTTCGGGGTGCCCGTAAGTCTTGTGTGTGCCGGATGTAATCAAAGTCACGGCCACACCCCGGGCCGCGTTCGCCACGCTTACGTCCGGCCGCGCTTCGATCACTCCGATCGAACCCACCACCGCGTTCGTTCCCAAAACGATTCTATCCGCGGCCACGGCCAGCGCGTAAGCAGCGGACGCGGCTTCCCCGTCCACGTATGCGATGAAGGGTTTTCCGGCCGCGTCCGCCATGGCGCGCAAGCCGCGGGCCGTATCGATCGCGCCATACAAAACCCCGCCGGGGGAGTTTAGTTTCAAGACCACGGCGCGAACCGTGGGCGTGGCCAGCGCGCACGCGAAGCGCTCCCGGATCAGATCGTAACCGTCTTCCCAATGGTTGCCGGACTGGCAAAGCGGGCCGTCCACGCTCACCACGGCCACGCGATCGTCCGCGTGTAGGTTCAAGCGGTTTTCCCGCGGCGGCGCGAATAGTTCGAACATGGCCATGGGCCGGATCGCCAATGGCCCGCGGGCTTCGAAGCGGCGCGGGGCCGGCGGGGAGCTCGGCCCGTCCACGTGCCCGTGCGTGCGGTTCGTGATCGTCATGCTGCCTCCGTCCCGGCTTCGGCCGCCGGCGGCCCCGTGCGGGCCGGTGGCGCGGCCGGTGGCGCGGCCGGGGCGGTGGTGGGCACGAAACCGTTTCCCGCGGATCCCAAGAGCTCCGCGGCTTGATCGTCCGATACGAGAAACGCGCGCTTCAAGATCCCGATCGCGGCGTCCCGCGGGAGCTCCCCGGCGGCCACCGCTCGGACGATCTCCACTAGGCTTGTGACTTGCGCGCCGTTCAAAGCCGTGTCGCTGGCCGGTTGCCCGGTGGCCGCCACGGCCGCGGTTTCGCTCCCGGGGTCCGCTTCCGCGTCCGTGGGCCCGGCCGGGGCCGCGCCGCCTTGGATCAAGCGCAAGCCTCCACCGGCCGCGCTGGCCGCGTCTTGCGTGCCGTCCGCGTCCGCTTCGGGGATGCCATCCCCGTCCGCGTCACCAAGCACCGGGATCGCAAACTGATTGCAGATAGCGCCCACGTCCAAGCGCTGTTCCGATCCCGAAGCCACGAACGCTTCGGACAAAGCCGTGATCGCGGCGGCCACTTGCGAGAATGCTTGCGCTTCGGACGCAACTTCCGCGGGGGACGCGGTGACGTATTCACGCGTGACCGCGGTGTCCGTGAAACCCAGCGCTTCTAGGATCAAAGGGATGATCTGGAAGTTTTCGACGTGTGCCAATACGTTGGCATCGGCTTGGATCAGATCGTTGCGGATCGCGCGGAACAGAGACGCGTTTTGGAATCCGCTTCCTCCATCAGCTACCACAGTATTGCCGCTTATAAGATAGATGATCTGTTCGGTTTGCTCCGCGATCGTCTTGCTAAAGCAATCGTGTCCCCGGCCATTTGATTCAACCAATTTCAGGTCTTGGCCCGGTTTCAATAACATCGTGGTGTTGAGTCCCCACGCCGCTATTTGTTCGAACAGTGCCGCGTCTTGATCTTCATCCGCTCCCACCGGGGAAGTCCCCACGCGGGCCGGGTTCGCGAGTTTTGACTCCCACGAACTACGGTATGACAAAGCGTGTAGTGTCACTATGTAACACTGCAATAGTGACTTCCATATTCCGCGCCGCCATGGCGTGGTCCGGCCGGCGGTGTAGAGCACGAATGCAGAATCACGATCCGTGGGCCACACCCCGGGTTCCACCACCACCGGGCCGGCCACGGAATTGTAGATCCACGTGTTCGTGTCTACGCGGTATTGCAAGCCCGCGGGGTCCAGTTGACGGAACAAAGGAAGCCCGGACGTGGACGGTTGGAGCTCCCCGATCGCGTAACCCAGCTTGATCGCGTCTTCCGAAAAGCGCGAACGTTCCCCCGGCGGGACTAGATAGTCATACAAGCTATTAGGGTTTTCCCCC